AACAAAGACGTTAGGTCGTGATATTGTTCAGGTAAATCGTGTTTCACTAAACGTTACTTCTAACTATTCTGAGCGTGTGCCCGGACAGTCGTCCTCCTCTTTTTCTGTATCACCCTTTGAAAGAAGTGTGCAGTCGGTCATTGCATCACATAGTCCAATCCCTAACATAACAAATGCGGAAGTAGAGTTATTAGGTGATAACGTTATTAAAGTTAACGATTACCAAAACTTCTCTGCGGACATATGTTTAGAATGTCGCATCGGATACAGTGATGAGCTTATTGAGATAAAGAAACCTTATTACCAAGACTTTGCTGAATTAGTGAATATTGCAACTAAGGCTTATTTATTCCGTGAGTTAGCACTTACCGTTGATAGAACTAAGTTAGAAGGTGGCCGTGACTTTGGTAGATACAAAGAGTTTATTGATCAATGGGCTGATTCGTATCAAATGTATGGTGAGTTATTCGAGAGTAAATGGAATGTCATATTACTATTGAATGATCAGAACCGTAAGCAGAAACACATAATGCATGCGGGACGTGTTAAAGTGTAAACAAATAAAAAAAGGGAGCTAGGGCGGCGTTAGCTGCTCTAGTCCTTTCTATATGTCTATGCATGTATTTCATCATAAGCCATTTCAATGTATAGATCATGCACCACCTGTTTCACCCATTCAATTATATCGGACGGGTGGCAGTGTTCTGTGTACATGCATAATCGGTAGCCTATAAACCTAACTGCGAACTTAACCGCTTCTTCGAAACTGTCTTGCTCAGCCATACTGCGCTTTATGATATCATGGTATAGCCAGACCATGCAGGTAGGTATCTCTTTAAAACTACTGTCCCAGTCAATTAGACTCACATCGTTAAGTAATAGTGCTAGTTCGGTTCTTCTCGTCCCCGCTAATGCGATGGTGAGCGCTTCTGTTCTAGGATCTGACTGTCCTGAGTTAGCCGACGATGCGTGTCGGTTAAATAGAATTCTTGCAGTGCTAATCGGCAACATGTCCGCCTCCTCGTTTAATGTACGGTCGGAACCTTACCGTCACGTACCGTGTGGATGATTAAATAAAATGCTTGATCGAATAGATTACGGATGCCTAGTGAGCTAACTTCAGTTGGTTTCATGAATCGTTCGAAGTTATTCTCCAGCAGTATGTTAATCCCATCAGCAGGTGTCTTGCCGTTTCTGACCGCAGCTAAGGCGATGTTTAATACTTCTGCCCACATGGATGCGTTTGGCGCTATCTCCATGGAGGATTCGGTTAACGATTCTATTAAGATCCCAGCGGTGTCTTCAGCTGGCTGCATTGCAGATATGTTATAAAGTTCTAGCATAACGTTATTAGCCGTACCAGCACACTGCACTAACTGGTCTGGTTGTACAATTCCTTGGCTAACTGAAATAACAAACTCACTTGGCGTCATGCTAACCGTTTTGGCTGATGGATTCATTTAATGGCACCTATGTTAATAGTAACTATGTGTATAGTCTACACAGTATCACTACTCACGTTAATTGTAACAGTATTTTAGCCTTATCTACTGGGGTGTTTAAAATTCTTTTTATGTCTGGCATTATAGACATCGTCAACCCTACATCGCCGTATATAGGCGCACGGTGTACTGCTATGCCGTAATCGCTCCAATATTCAAGTTGGTCGTCCAATATTAAGAGACGGTCGTAATCGTCGTCTTGCATTCACTTAGCGACTGCACGTACTCGGGATCGCCCCCCACCTGTAGCTTCAGATATGATGAATCTATCTAGTGTGATGCCTAAGAAAGTCGCAATGCTTATATCGTCACGCCCTCCCCCGAACCAACTACTGATGCCCATGATGTCAGAATCTGTGCCATCGATGATCGAGTTCAATAGTGCGAGCTTCCTGCGATTAACAAACATCCCTAGATCACGTGTGCGTTTATTACCATCGTGTGGTAGAAAGAACTTAACCTCTTTCTTAAACTTCATGACAACTTCTACATCAACCGTATTGGCCATTAGAAGAACGTCATCGTAAGTATTCAGTACACTGTCGATATCAAGTGCTATAAGTGTACGTTGTCTCATGGTAAAACTATCCTCAGGTTAAGTAACTGTATTTTTTTACTTGCAACCTATTATATTAAATTGGTACGATTTAGGGTGTTTCATGAGATGACTCACATACATCTCTCTCGTACCTTCGGTATCCTCTCGCTTCCTCCTTCACCCTACTGGTGGAGGTTTAATGCCCCTCCTTCCCCATTTCACATCCGTGATTTATCACTAGCTACTCTTAGTTACAAAGAATAGCCTTTAAGTGTTAAAAAAAACAGTAAACAACTCTTTTGAAGCTTTTAGAAGCTTTTAGAAGCAATTAGATGTACCTACTCTTTTATCTAAGTATAGTTTAAAAAAGAAAAGAACGAAAGACTTTAAAAGAAAATCAAATGATAAGAAATAAAACTACTTGATACTTTAGAGATTAACTTGTATTTTCCAAAATCCCAAAATTATATCCACATGATCCAGCAATGGCGCGCCAGCCGCCTCCAGACGCACTATACAGTATCTAATAGCGCTAAACTGCATATTAGCTATCCGATTGTACTTTGATAACGCTTAAACCTCTTAGAATCGCTCTATGGAGCTAGAGACAAAAAAAAAGAAAGGACAGAAGTCCCCTCTTTAATTATATTAGCATTTTTTAGATCAAGATGTAAGCATTACTGCAAATGTAATCGCTAAGCAGTGAAAATCTTTGAATCACTTCAGGAGGCGTATTCTTTTTATCGAGTACAAATCCTGAAATAGAGATCTTATCCATTTCGTATTTAATTCTACTGTATGCACTGGGTCCGGTCTCTGCCAGCGCAGCATTTAATGGATCCATTATAGTGCTCGGTAGATTATCAATGATGTTAAAGTCTGCGATGGTCACATCGCTACGGCCAGTCATGTTTAAATATGTCTTTTTCATAATGTTACTTCCTTAAAGGTTCAAATGGATTACGATACGTGCCTGTGAATTCTGGCACTTCAATACTAAGTGGCGGTAGGTCGCCTTCGTTGTTAACAGTAGTCTTGTTCAGCACCCACACATTATCGGTACTTACACGCTCCCAGTCAACGTCTAAGACACTGCGGTGTAAACGCGCGCGACCGTTAAGCATGTAGAATAAACCCACGTTAACAGCATGTAGTCCCACATTAGCAATCGCCTGACCTAACGCTCGTTTAAAAGTTGAACGACTATAATACGTGAACATGTAAGATGTGTGTAAACTATACACCTTAAATTCATTAGTCTGCGGGTTAAAAACTTCAAGGGCGTAATCACCTTCTTTCACATCATCATCAAGGAGGAACATCTTACGACCATGGCGGTCGTCGATAATCGCTACCTTTGAGTAGTCTTCATTGACAAGTGATTTGGCGATACAAAGCCTTTGGATTGATATATCCATAACGTACTCTCCTAATTAAGATTTGACATATTGATTTATTACGAATAATGCGGTAGCGCTAGAAAAGTTATCTATACGATCTCCCGGGAGGTAACTGCTAAACTGTACCTTAACACGTCGCGAAACGATCTTACCCTGATACTCATCAAGCATTCTCAACATTGTTTGGGTAAATTTACGCACCTTTGTAAAGTACATTTGATCATTATACTGCACCTCGACTATAATAAATTTATCGGTAGGTTCGTTCCGGTAACCAATAACTCGTCCCTGACAATAGCGTGTCGGTAATACATGATACCAGTTAACGATACCAGACTTAAGAACACCGCGAATGATGAACCCATCAAAACTGTCGTCTTGTGAATACGTATCTAACTCACGTGGCAAGCCATCATATGACAACGCCACGCGCTCTATCGGAGATATCGCCACACGTCCGCCTTTTGATTTTATATCATCAAAAGTGTATATAATGATGTCATTACACCATTCATCAAATGGAGTGTGATGAAGCTGATAGCTAATCCATCGCGCCACACCGTACATCATCGATTTATGGTGTAAGATGAACGTCCCGGTAACACCACATTTGACCAGATAGTCACTCAACGGATCGTTATTAAAGGTAGTACGTCCGTTAAGTAGCGAGGTCCCCTCTTCAGTAACCATCACTGAACATAATACACCTACGGGTGCAATGTATGCATCTAGTACTTCACTACTTAATTCTTTGTCACGCATTGCTGCAAATAGTGACGCACGCTTTGAAAATTTCATTGTTGTATCTCCGATTAAATTAAAAACAAAGTATAATAGCTTACTGTATTACATCTTAATAAAATATATCTATCTTTATTTGGAATACCCAAAAGGATCTAACATGAACACAACACCAATCCATAGTCTGATAACGCATCTGCTTAACTATAACGTACGAACGCCAAACGTTGCAGTAGAAGCAAAGACAGAATACAGTACACACTACGCGTCTATAAAGAACGCATTTGATGAAGTAAGTAAAAGCAGTGCAGGCAGTGTAGTTACTATGGCGACATGTAAACGCGTAATAAATTACATGAAATTATTAGCATCTCGTGAAGAACACTTAAACTTCTTCGGAGGTAACCTAATGGGTACTGACCGTATCCGCTACTTCGATCAAGATAGATACAAGTGGTTCGATGAAGTAATACAATTAGATGAATCGTTCCTACAAGAAGCGATATACTCAGTCGATCCCGTTTATACGGACCGTAAAGTGGCCAGTGACGCGTTTAACCTTTCGATCATATGGTTCGTACATATGTGCATGTCTACGCTTAACAGTAAGGATAAGACCGTACAGTTAGCAATGAGTGAAGCACTTATCTTACTACAATTCAAATTACTATCATCACTATACTCAAATCAGTTTGATAAGCCTGTGGACAATGCAGCAGCTGAAGCAGTATATAGTGCACTCTCAATGAAGTTTGCACTTAAGCGTTTAGGTAGCTGGGGTGAAGTACTTAAATGGCGTGCTGAGGCATTCCTCGATAAGACAGGCCCACATTTTCATGACATAGTCAAGTTTAACAACGATGACAGAATCATGTACGTACTTACCGACATATCAACACGTATCCGTAAATCTATAAAGGACCAGTATAAAATACTAGACCAAGTCAGATCTGGCAACTTGAGAATAGAAACAGGCTCAAGCAGAATTAATATCGCAGGCGACGACATCATTAAAGACAGAGTCACCTCATACAACACTGCCAAGCTTTATCTTCTTGACGTGTCTGGAAATGAAAGTAGTTTCATCAAGCAGGACCTGTTAAGTGTAGTGTTAGATATAATGTCAACAACTTCAAAGCAGACACTCCTTGACATACTGAGCTCGATGGCTAGAACACCTACAGGCAAGAAACGAGATGTTGCGGAGTCTATGATGGAGGATATGCATTATACATGTCATCTAAAACGTCAGATCCTCGTCTGTTAAGCTTACGTAAACGTCTCGAAGATTATGCAAAGAAACACAGTTCATTACGCGCATCGTCTGCCTTATCATCAGTACGCACAGCAACAATGTTATATTTCTTAATACGTGCATTATCCTCTAATGTGTATAAGTAATTGATTACAATACGGTTTTTTATTACAGTAAGTGACTATATAATGTAAGGAAGGATATATGGAATACATACATTTTCTAATTACATTAGCAATAATCGTATATGCGGAGATACGACATTGTTCAATTGGTTACGTGCAGTGCCTCATAGAGGTTCCGATGCCGAAGATGTTATCCACACATCCAGACGCGGACGCCTTCGGAGTGTCTGGAATCTCCTAACGGGCTCCGCACAAACCCAAAAAAAATACTCACGCTAGTAATGGCGTTATTACAATAACGTCTGGGTAATACCCGAGCCGCCCTCAGTCATTGACTGAGGGCACTCCACCTTTTTTATTTGCCAAATATGCCAGCGTTGTTTATTTTAATAACATCAGCCATCTCCACGGCTTTACTACTTTCACTCAACAGGTTAAGGCTTGCACACATAGACCCTGATAACTGCCCTGCATAAAGTAGGTCTATATAATCAGAATAGCTGGCCCAACATAAATTAACACTAGAGTCTATGTGAAGTATGTCACGTACTCCACGCTCAACTAAATCGATAGTTTCCTTAGTATCAGACATGCCGTGCCAGTCGTGGCCCACAATGTTGTACCAGACACATTTCCCGTCATAATTCGCCACCAAACGCATATCTGTGTTATCGATTGATACGATCTTACTTATGTTTTCTTTTACCTTAGATAGAATGTCAGACATATTGTAGTTCTCATTATTAAAAAGTTTATGTAAGTATTTACACTAAGATAATATATATCCATGAATATTTTCAATGCCAAATAAAAAAATTATAGGGCAGTAACAGTATGTTACCGTTACCCACCCTATAATGTTCCGTTTACCTATGGTGATACTTCTGCGATGTGTATTATAAATGTAGCCGCACCTGCGGCACTGCTGAATATTACCGCCGATGCAATCGTGCCGATAGTCATCCCGCTCTTAAGACCTTTCTTACGAATTGTCTCTTTCACGAACTGCCAAACATGCGCACTGATACACAACAATAATAAACACACTACAAGGATAATAAAACTAGTCATCGTAAATACCTCGATTGTAATTTCTCGTTTCTGATTAGCTCCTGTAACTCACCCACCGTACTCGCCTGCGAAGTGTCAAGACTTAACTTGGCCAGCTTAACCCTAAGTTCGCGTTCGATTACTGTTTTAGTGAATGGATTACGATTGCTAGCACTGCGTGAACAAAGCTCGTCTATCTGAAGCGCTAACTCCTCCTGACGCGCAAGCTCAAGCTCATACTCCTCACTATCAAATTCCTCACCCTCATCTGAAACAACGTGCCGCTTCATTAGTATCCGGTTAGAAACTCCATAATAATCAAGACGTTTACCAAACAGCATGAACCAACAGGATAATAACCACGCAATTACCGTATCATCATTCCCACTAGTCTTATGGTCTATTCGCCCGTCCTTAACCACTAGAGATAATAGCTCATCTGCAAGTTGCTTGTCTTTGATCTTATCGCCAGCCATGCGAACTGCAGTTTGTAAGACTTCGCCGTATAGGAGCTTACGCGAAGCGCCCGTTGTCACGAAACCAAAGTACTTTCTATATACTTCATAGAAGCTCTCGTCTCGAACCTTAGTGCTCTTCTTAAACTCTTTTAAATCGCCATCATCAGTTTCCCTGTTTTGCACTATCGTATTATAAATACGGCGCGTTGGTTCAATTCCGCGCGCGGGCAAAGTAAGTAGTAATGAATCGATTATTGTAGGAGCGGAAGACTTACGTTCTATTACTAATATGGTGTTTAGATACTTAGTTAAAAGATCTGCTATCCAATTAGTAAAGACTATAAGATTACTCTCGTTTATCAAAGCCGTAGCTGCAACCTCTAAAGTTTCGCTATTGGTAAGTACAAGTGATATGTTATCGCGCCCCACTGCGTCTGATGTGTCGAGACCTATAATGTGTTTCTTCTCTAACTTAGCTTTAATGTCAGACTCATTATAATACCACTTAAGACAGTAGTTATTTTTAGATATCTCATGGTACGGTATCGGGTCAATAACGCTATCGCGAATCATTCTGGACTCGTCAACGGTTAGTGGTGACGATAGAGAACCTGCGGTCCATTGTAAACCAAAGTCACGTAGTTTCTCTTCACGCGTACCTGACGCATTGGCCATTGCATCGTATAACTCTAAATCAGACATCCCCAACTGACGATGGTTGAATGGTGCGTGTATTAATACACGATCGCCTTTAGAATTAGAGTTAATAAGTTCAATTAACTTAGACCTAGTCTCTACATCAATGAGCTTGTCATCCCAATAGTAACCATCGTGGAATAACTCATAGATGTACTTACCGTCTTCTTCATCACGCTTACCCGGCGTTGTTGTAAATACGTTACCGTAAGGAACACCCTCACGTTCAGCAATACGTCTAGCGGTTGTACCTGATGCAAGTGCTGCGGGAAGCATGGCACGTATATATCTAGTAAATGCACATTCGTCACTAAAGAGCCTAGCGGATGTTAAACCACGTCCAGCATTCTGTGCCGAGGCTATATTTGACTGCGCTATGGCAGTGATCAGTTTGTTATTGCGGTTCATGTAAGTGAATATCTCACTATTATCCGCATCGGTCTTCATCGTCACCCACAAGTATTTTGGCAATGTGTCACGGATCTTTTTCATCTTATCTATTGTTTCAGACCTTAGTCCCGCATCCTTGGTAAGTAGGATTGTACGCGAGTTCTTAAGGATACGTTTTAAGTAAACGAGTAGCGTTGCAACTACAACCGTTTTACCCTGCTGACGTATTAGCAGTAATGCAATATCGATATTATTAAAGAACGTCCATATTAATGCAAACGACCCACGGTGAATCATAAAAGGAACAGGATCGGCACCCTCTTGCGGTACACGTACAATTTCACGAAAGAAGTACCAAGGGTTAATGAACATTTCGTATGCGATCATACTTTTTTGTTCAAGTGTTAAATTCGCTGAATGTGGATCAACAAACTCCAACTCAGGCTGCACTAACGCCAAACAACAATACCAATGTTTAACACCCATCTGCTTTTGAATATACGCTAACTTTAAGAATGACTTATTGCTAGTTTTAAAATGGACTATTGCATCCTCATATTCAGGACGCTTCCAGTCGTTAGCACGTAATATCATGTTTTAATACCTTATTGTTAATGCGACTAGCCTAAGCTAGCCGCATCAATACCGCTTTTTTATTTCTGGTGAGCTAGCAGTGAAGCTTGTGCTAAATGCAACTCGTCTTGCGGTGTTCTTTGGATAAACCGAACA